ATCGTGTAGTGGCGTTCATTGAGGGCGAGCTGATTACCGAAGGCCCTGAGAGTGGGATGGTTCGTGACTTTAGCATCGTCAAGGAGCTTCTGACTAAGCGAGTGCATGACGTGTATGACCACGCATTCATTGTTGCTAAGGACGATGAAGTGATGCGCTTTGCTTTGGCACATGGAGATCCTGATTGGAAGGTTGTTGAGGTTGATTTCATTCCAACGGCAGAGTGTCTCGCGAAGGCGATCTTTGACGACCTGCAGGAAAACGGCCTTCCTAACCTGATGCGTATTGAGGTTTGGGAGACGCCCACTTCTTGCGCAACTTGCTCCGGCGAGCTCGATATAGACGAGTATCTCGACAAGCGAATTGACAAGTACCACAAGGAGCGTGTGAACGTTGCGAATCTCTGAAATCTACCTGAGCGTACAAGGTGAAGGGCCCCGTGTTGGTGAGCCGACAGTCTTCATACGTTTCGCGGGTTGTAACCTTCGTTGTCCTGGCTGGCCTTGCGATACGCAGCATGCGATTGATCCTGAGAAGTATCGTCAGGAGTGGAAGCAGATGTCAGTTGAGGAGATTGCGGAAGAGGTTACCAACCTATCTCGGGAGTTGATGCAGTTTAATGTTTGTTTGACTGGCGGCGAGCCTTTCCTCCAAAAAGAAGAGGATCTCAAGGAGCTGACTGATCAGCTGTACAAGAGGGGAGCAGCGGTAGTTGAGTGCTTCTCAAATGGTACGCTACTTTATCCTGAATGGGTAAATGACCTTAATGGCATCTATCTAATCATGGATTGGAAGCTTCCAAGTAGTGGAGAAGCGTGTGACGATCCTACTCGTATTGCCAACTTCAAGCGTCTCGCAGGAAGTGGAGGCCATTCGATTAAGTTTGTCATCGGTGATCGCCGTGATTACGAACAGGCAAAGCTTCTCTATGGTGACTACGTTGAGGACTCGTACTATGGTGGCGAAGTCTACTACGGCGTGGTATGGAACAAGTTGACTAACTCTGAACTGATTAGCTGGGTGCTTGAGGATGGTCTTCCTTGGCGTCTTAATGTTCAGGTACATAACTATATTTACGATCGACGGAAGCGAGGCATCTGATGGAAATGGCACACTGGGATATCCCTGGCATGGAATACTATGCGGAAATGTTGCTTTCCAAGTTGGAAGCGTGGGAGCGCACTCCCGAAGACCACAGGGCCGAGACTCCTAAGCGTTTCGCGAAGGCCCTTCGGGATCTGACGGAACGAGAAGAATTCAACTTTACTACGTTCCCTGCGAAGAAGCAGGACATGGTGACGCTTGCACCTATTCCGTTCTACACACTGTGCGCTCATCACGTAGTGCCTTTCCACGGAACAGCTTACGTCAGCTATGTGCCTGATCAGAAGCTTGCTGGTCTGAGTAAGTTCGTCCGTGCTGTACGCTACTGCGCTAAGGGCTTCTGGGTTCAGGAAGAGCTGACGGATGCGGTTGCTGACTTCATCGAGGAGAAGTTGGATCCTCTTGGCGTTGGAGTCATTCTGAAGGCTGAGCATATGTGCATGGCGATGCGAGGAGTTCAAGTACCTGGTGTCATCACGACGACCGCAACGATGCGGGGCGTCTATGCAGATCACGATCGGACAGCTAAGGCTGAGTTCATGGAGGCGATTAAGAATGTCTGAGAGTCCACTTGCTGATATGGCACGTCAGTGTCTATCTGATAGCGAACGTTGGTTCGGAGACCAGCCGCACATAATTCACAGCATTCCATATCATACGCTGGCTATGGCTGGTGAGGTTGGTGAGTTTGCCAATGTTGTGAAGAAGATTCAACGTGGCAGTCTTGACATGAAGGATGCTAAGGTTCGAGTGCAGCTTGCGAGTGAGTTGACTGACGTATTCGTCTACATACTCAACATTGCGGCGTTGATGAATATCGACCTTGGCAAGACGTACGAGATGGTACGTGCTAATAATGAACGAAGGTTCTCACAGCAGCGTAAGGAGCGGGAGGCTAAGAATGTCTGAGCAGCACATTGCACATCTTCAAGACTTGTCAAAGTTCTTTGACGAGCTCTGTCAGAAGCGCCATGAGATGGGTGAGAAGGAATATGGCTCGTTCACCTTCATGGGTAACGACGTTGTGCGTATGATGATCGAGGAGCTTGCTGACACTGCTAACTACTGTCGCTACCAGGCAATCAAGCTGCTCCTGCTCCAGGAGTGGCTCGAAGAGGAACTCGAAGGAAAGTCCGACGCTGATGGCAACATCAGTGTAGGCGTACGGTCATTTAAGGGGGTAGGTGAATTTTGGAACTCGCATTGATACCTCCTCTGGCGTATCGTCAAGATAGTGCTATGACTAGGATGCAGCTTGTTTTGCCGCGACTCTATATGGATTACAAGCTGTATGCAGAGATGTACCAGGCTCATGCAGGTAATGGATGCTTCATTATTCTGGACAACGGCGCAGCCGAAAATGAGCAGGTTACTGACTATGAGCTCTCTACAGTTGCTCAAGAACTGATGCCTGATGAAGTAGCTATTCCGGACGTTCTGGGAGATGCAAAGGCAACAATCAATCGGGCGCAGAACTTCATCGAGGAGTACTTGGAGAAGTACACGATGATTGGTGTTGCGCCTGGATTCGTTGCACAAGGTTGTGATGTACTTGAAACACTCGATACGATTTGGGAGGCTTATGATCGCTGGAATGGAATTGTCAAGACGATTTACATTCCGCGTCGACTCATCAACGATACAGGTAACAAGACGGCTCGAATCGAGGTTATGCAAAACAATTTGCCTGATTGTTTTGAGTACCACTTCTTTGGAGCGACAGGTCTGTTTCCTGATGAGCTGCGGGTTGCTGCAACACTTCCAAATCTGCGTAGTATGGATACATCACTTCCGTACAACTACGCTTGGTTCAATCAGCCTATTGACTTCACAGACATGAACATCTCCAGGCCTAATGATTACTTCCATCTGCTCTTCAATTCAGAGCAGCGCGAATACTCAATTCAGAACATTCAGACAATGCTAAGGTGGATTAATGAATGAACGTAAACACCCGCTCGCCAAGTGCGAGGAATGTCCTCTTCAGGTTGGCGGTAAACTTGTATCGTCGGAGGGTCCTGAGAAAGCATCCATCGCATTCGTTGGTGAGGCTCCTGGTATTCAGGAAGCTCGTGGAGAGCGACAATTTGTTGGACCAAGTGGAAAGCTCCTTAACCTCGTCCTCCGACACCACAACATCGACAGGGACGAAGTCTTCCTCTCGAATGCAACACTTTGTCGACCGAATGACGGTTCGGCTCCTACCAAGTCCGCGATCAGCGCATGTCGGCCCCGACTACTTGGGGAACTGGAAGATCGTGGAGTGGAGTTGGCGGTCGCGCTCGGGAACTCAGCGTCTGAAGCCCTACTCGGTACGAGCGGCGTTACGAAGCTCAGGGTCGGTCCACCCAAAGAAAGTCGAATTGTCCCTGGACTTCGTGTGGTGCCAACCGTCCATCCTGCTGCGTGTTTGCGACAGGGTGATCAATTCCCTAATCTCGTCACAGACATCGGAAAGGTAAGGATCAGCAATGGAGTATGGAATCCGCCTACTTACGTCGTCGCTGAGAGTGTCGACAGCGCCCGTGCTTTTCTCCGTGAGATCGCTCGACGACTGGAAACAGGCGACGGACTTGTGGACAACCCAGAAAGAGTCCTTGTTGTCGACATTGAGGTTGACATTGAAAAAGACACCGCTTTCGACCACCCAAATCAATACGGTATGCTCTGCGTTGGACTCGGCTATGATAAATCCAAAGTTGTCGTACTCTCTGAGAGTGTCATGGGCTCGCAAGAGGTTCGAGATGATCTTGGGGAGCTCCTTCGTGGATCAAGAGTTGTTGCACAAAACGGGAAGTTCGATCTTGCCGGCCTCTACCCGCTCATCGGAGGGTGTGAACTCTGGTTCGATACCATGCTCGCCAGCTACGTCTTCGATGAGCGGCCGGGAGTCCACGGACTGAAGTACATGGCAGTTGAGTACCTTGGCGCGCCACAATACGACGAGGAGATTAAGAAGTATGTCGGACCTAAAGACGGTTATGGCGCCATTCCGCGTAATCTGCTATACCGATACAACGCGTATGATGTATCGTGTACTTATGACATGTACCAGTTGTGGAGTAAGCGTTTCAGCCAAGGAGACGATGGACTCGAACTTCGGCGAGTACACGACTTTTTGGTGGCAGCATCCAACCAGCTCATGTATGTGGAGCTTAACGGAATTGCAGTTGACCGAGAGTACCTACAGACGCTTAATGAAGAGTACCTTAATCGGCTACACTCCATCGAAGACCGACTGGATGAAGTCGTGGGTAGGCTTGGTACTGGACCGCATCGTGACTATGATAGGCGAGGTGGAATCAATCCTAGGTCGCCTCTTCAAGTCAAAGCGTACTTGAACGATAAGGACATCAAAGTTGACTCAACTAACGAGGAAACCCTAAAGATGCTCCTGGATCGTCAGAGTCTACCTAAGGACGAAGAAGATGTCAAAGACTTCATCTCAACACTGCTCACGCATCGACGTGAGAGTAAGCTTCATGGGACGTACGTCAAGGGTATCGCTAAGCGTCTGTACGGGGGAAGGGTGTATCCCACCTTCCTGCTACATGGAACCACGACTGGACGACTTGCTTGCCGTAATCCTAATATGCAAAACATCCCAAGAGAGTCGTCAATCCGTCGCCTCTTTGTACCAAGTAAGCCAGCTCATGTATTCGTTCAGACCGACTATAGTCAGGCTGAGTTGCGGGTGCTCAGTTACTTGGCTGGGGATACTTACTTCCGTGACATCTTCAACGCGGGAGACATCGACGTCTTCGATGACCTGACACCAATTTTGTACCCGCATGCAGATAAGTCAAGTATGACTAAGGAAGAATGGAAGGAGTTGCGTATCCGTGTCAAAGCCTACGTTTACGGCGTCAGTTACGGTCGAAGTGAGTTCAGCATTGCAACCGAGTTTGGAATCAGCGTTGCTGAAGCTCGTGCTGGAATGGATCGCTTCTTTGGAGTCATCCCAGAAATCGTTGCATTTCGTAACGAGACGCGAGCCAAAGTCCTTGACGGCAATGATTTGGTTACCCCCTGGGGAAGACACCGACGCTACGCCTTGATTACAGATGAAAACAAGCAGGCGATCCTCAATGAAGCACTAGCGTTTCTTCCGCAGTCAACTGCTTCTGACATGTGCGTTCAAGCTCTTACGTGGACTCGTCCACAACTGAAGGGGCTTGGCTGGATTCGCAACATTGTCCATGACTCGCTCTTGGTAGAATGTCATGAAGAGGATGCAGAAGAAGTCACACAGATCATCGAAACGAACATGATCGAATCCGCAAAGACAATTGTCGGCGACTACGTTAAGTTCGCTGTCGAATCAACCGTAGGAAAGAGCTGGGGTGATGTTTGATGGGAAGAGGTAAACAAGCCGAAGTTGGTACTACTCGTGTGTCAGCTAATGGCTACCATTATACAAAGACAGAAACTGGCTGGCGTCTGACTCATCATCTTGCAGCCGAGAAGATGCTAGGACGCCCGCTCAGAGCTGACGAACGTGTATCGTTCAAGGATCCTAAGAAGAAGATGGACTTCAGTCCTCGCAATCTTGTAGTCAGTGAAAAGGGC